ACGCAAAAGCCTTCTGTAGAGGCAAGAGGGATGTGGATGGTAGGTATGATCCCATGTCCCTCTTCGCACTCTCTACGGTCATCCTCGCGTAACTGAGAGGCAACCTGATAGGCAGCCTCCAATGTACATGGGTGAATAAATTTAGACACGTTTGTAATAGCGTTGATTATAATCTCCTTCCCATCTCATAGAACGCAGAACTAATGGATGTGGAAACTCAGACTCAAGAGACATGTTCAGGTTTGTATTCCTTGTATAAACAGGAACTGTCCTTTCTACTTCCGTTACCAGAGGATCTTCATCAGCTGTATATTCATCCATATATTTAGATTCATATAGGACCTTGTAGTCATCCATGCCATCTCTAGATATAAGGAATTCATAACTACCAATGTCGGCAAAGTTAAAGTTACATCTATGCACCACAAGAGATGCTGTCGTATCTGATCTGAACTGACCTTGCTCAGCCTTAAGTAAATTGATAGTAGGGAGGTCAATTTTAAATTTATACGTCTTCTGTGTTAGTGCTGATTGAGTAGCATCTGTCTGCCAGTAGTCGTAGAATGGACCATCAGTAGGTAGTTTATCTAGGGCAAGTTTAATAAATTTACTAAATCCGTCGTCACCTTCAACAACACAATAGTAATCACCATCAATAACGAAGTGTTGAGCTAAGTTACCAGGCAACTGCCATCTAAACCAACAGTTTTGAATGCTATTCTGATTAGTTTCAGTAAAATAACGGTAGCCATACACGATATCAGAATCAAACTTACCTACAAATACAACATTAGCTTCTTTCGAATCAGCAATGAGATTCATGCCAGGAGGAATAGTTTTACTTATAATCTTGCTTCTTTCGATAACATCAACAGGACCCTGGTCAAACACATTAGTCAGTTCATAGAACGTGCTATGTGTCGTAGACAATCCCATAAAGCCAATGTTGGTTCCAAGGGCAAATGGTCTAGTCTCAATATCAAACTCATATCTGCTTATCTCGGAGATCTTGGCAGTACTGGGACTCAGGATGTCGTTGGATGTATCCAGCCTAAACTGCTGATACTTACTAAACAGAATCATGCCACTGTTGATAACAATAGCATCTTGCAGAACTGAGCTAAAGTTAGTAGAAACACTAAGATCAACAGGGTCGCTGGATGACACACCTAGAGCAGAAGAGGGAAACCAATTAAATAAATCGCCAGCACTTGACATAACGACATTCTCTTCGCTCAGAAATACAAGTCTATTTCTGTAGAAGTGAACATTAGATATAGGGCTATCCACAAAACTAGGATTAAAATCATCACTACCGCAAGTCCTGTTGTTGTAATCAACGGCAGATGCAATAAAAGCTGGATCGCCATTAGCTTTATTAGCAAAGATAATGACATGAGGCATATCTGATGAGTTCAGAATAGTGTTAGAACCAGGCTCTGCTACTTCTTCCCAATATCCAGTTGCGGCTTCTCCTTGACCAGAGCTTACCTCACCATAATTAGATTTAAACTGAACAAAATAGTCATCATCATCAGAGAAGGAATTAGCCACCTTGACAACAAGACCGTCCTTACATTCAATAGGGAGTCGGGATACATTATTGACGACAACATAAGGGTTATTTTGATCCTCATCTGTGTTACTCAGGATGTTCATTAAATCCTTTTCACTTGTAGAAACAGTGAATGCTTCGTCATGATGTATGTATAACCCGTTGCCTACAATGTCTATCTTTGCAGCGAGCAAAGGGGTATTGTTTTGAATTTCTGTTTTTAACTGTGTTAGAACATCGTTAATCTTAACTACTACATTACCGCTGCTAGGTGTGGTGACACCTGTAATTGCATACTGAGTAGATGCGTAGACGGTTTTAACTTCAGTTACTTCGATGATGTAATAAACATCATTACCAGTAGGCCTCGGTGGACCTTTTGCACCAGATTGAGATACCAGAACTTGGTCGCCAACTCTCCAATTAGTACCACCAGCTATAAGATCAAGTGTGGTTCGATATCTACATTTAACGCTGTTTTTGCCTTGTACTTGGACGCCGACTGTGTTGATATTGATCTGCAAACCTTGCTGACCACGCCTACCACCTCTAAATTCATAGGTATCATCAAAATCAATAATTTGATTAAACTGCGCAGGACAAGAAGGGTCTTCATTGGCATCCTTGCGAGTGTTAACTACATCAATTAGATTGATTTTAGTAGCCACAGTATACTGAGCATTAGGTGCTGTATTGTTAAGTAGGTCAATACCAAGAAGATACTCCCTACCATAAACTAGCTGTGTAATTTCTATAAATGCTTCAAATGGTCTTCTGTTATCACTTTTAGATGTAGTTACAATGTTCTCAGGATTAGTGACTACTGTAAAATTGTTAACAGTGACGGCCTTTAGTCCATTGTTTTCTGTATGGACAAAGTAGGGATAACGCTCACAATTAAGTAGTTGGTTGAAATCTATATTACCTTCGTTAATTTGTTTAGTAGTGAGCGGTTCCTGACTATAAAATACATCCACATTATTTCCATTCATATCATAGGCATGAAAGCTACCAGCCTGATTGATATAAAACAAATAGTTTTCTTGGGTCTTGGTTATTGTATTTTGTCTAATAAATGGAAACCACGTACCATTCTGCGGTGTATTAGATTGGGTACATTCATCATATAAAAATTCTTTCAACAACTGGAAGCCAGGTCTTTTATACAGACCATGTACAAGATCAGGGTAAGCATTCAGACAATCCCTTAGCTGGCCTGGTTTTTTTAGTTCGTCTGGCTGGTCAGAAATACCACCAGTTGCATAGTTAGGAATAATCTGTGAAACGCTGCTCATCGTGCAAGTGCTCTATAAGGTTGATAGCTTCTATACATTGATCCATCTGGTGAACCAAAGATAGTGTGGTCACCTTGATTACATTCGTACTCCAGACATGATGCTCGTGCTTGTGACTCTTGCGAACCTAAAAGCTGTACCAACTGAGGGTTGGTAACCAGCTGTGTAGCAGCACGACCGCTAGCACGTAGAGTGATATAACGCTTGAATACCGAAGGTAGCTCTTCATAATCCCACTTCCAAGTAATATCAAAGCAGATCTTTACTTGTGAGTCGAATGTATAAGTGTGGTTATATTTGTCATACACTTTGCCTCCTCTCAATACAAAATCAGTAGTCCGATAAGTAGCGTTATCGTACATATCAATACGGAGAACATTCTCCGGTACATAGATCTGTCCATTTGCATCCGGTGTGAGTGGATAGTTAAGTTCACGATTAAATACCCATCCTTCATTCTGTACATCAGTGTTAACCTCCATTAGGAGCTGATGGATAAAAGCAATCTCAGGGTTTATATATGTCAGCTCACCATCAGTCTTGTTATAGATACGACTGATAGGTGCTTGCCCGATGCTCCCAAGTATTGAGTTGACGCTGGAGAGTTCGGTCTCAGTTTGAATGGTTGTATTCATTAATTATCATTCTCAATAAAGGTTAAAAAAAAGGAGCCTCCGAAGAGACTCCCTTGTTAATTAGGAGCGATCTCGCGCAGGAGAATCGCATTCGACACCAGGATAAGCAAAGCGCAAAGACGCAGTCTCGCTATAGACAGCAGATGCTGGTACAGCAGAGCCGAAACCTTTAGCGGTTTTAGCAACAGAGGTACGGATAGCTGTGTTGCCACCACTGATACCTGATGTGGAACCGGAAACACCATTGTTACCGGATGTAGATGCAGGATTAGCCATGTTTATCTCCTATTAGCTAGCTACAAGCTCGATGGCTGCAGCAGGGTTAAGGACACCGGCACCCATGGCCAAGCGACCAACCACCACGTCACCTTGGTACATTGTCTTCACGTCCGAACCTGTGGTCTGGACTTGAGGACCAATGCCTTCGACAACAGCAGCAGCATCACGCATGTAGATGAGGCCAGCGTGGTTGGAGAAGTCACCGGAGTAATCGTTGTTCTCACCATCGACACGCGCAACAGTACCAGCCATGAAAGGCAGGTTGTTAGAACGACGGATAGAGATGCCAGCGATCTCATAGAGACCTTCACCAGAGTTCAAGGAACCTTGGGAAGCGCCAAAGTCCCGGTTGAGAATATTTGTGTCAACCTGAGAAATCAATCCGTAGTACTGACGAGGAGACAGCACAGCGAAACGACCCTCAGAAGGTACGTTCTTCTCATCCAAGATACTTGCCGCTTCAAAGAAGCCATCGACTAAAGCCTGAGCATTCAGTTGATTGCCAGAGCCAAGGTTGATCTGTGAACCACCAGGTTCGCCAGTGATAGGACTAGCTTCACGAGCGGACTTAGCGATCATGCGGAAGATCTTTTTGTCATAGGACTCAGCAAGAGCATGACCGATCTTTGCAGAAATCTCAGACCTCAGGCTGTAATGAGCAAGTGTCTCATCGAGTTCATACAAAAATGCAGAAGCAACCAGCAGGTCATCCATGATGATCGTCTTCTCAGCCACCGGAGGATCACCGGATCCGAGGATCGGAGTTCCAGGTGTGTGGTAGCCAGCTTCCATACGTCCCGTGTAGATGAACTGCAGGGACTTGCCGTTACGCAGGGTACGAGACTGGACAGTACCTTTGGCGATACATGCAGACTCGTAAGCTTTGATCATCTCCATGATCATCTCTATTTTTCAATAGAGCACGGACTATATCTTCACCCGTGAGGGTGTCGGACGCTAGTCATGTTTTACGCGGGACGCTTCCCGCACCATGTAGTCTCTGAACCTTCCCTTCAAGCGTGAAGGGCTTGGCTGCTGATTGCCTTAGCTATTGCCTTAGGTTTCCAGCAATTCATCCGATTATCAATTTAGGGTTTCTCCTAATTGGGGCAAGATTATTTACCCGAAAAGAGTTTGAGATAAGTTGCGTACTTGGCATCATAGTTAGCTCCACCTTGGGTAAGGTTAAGAGTTGATGGGTTCTGATTAATAGAACCAATTGGAGTAATAACTGAATTAGCCATTATTATAGTTAAAGTAAAAAGTTATCGTTTCTCTTGCTAGCAAAATTTTTTGATTGAAAATGTTAAGGTCTTTTCATTACCGTGCACGGTAGAGTTGTCGCCTTAGCGGCTCTACCAATGACTGGGACGGGAGTCGAACCCGCCCTACACCATCAGCCTAGTTATACATTCAATCGTTTTAATAGCAGATAATCTATTGCAAACATTCCGCCACCGTTAAATAAAATATTGACTGCTCCACCAAAGTAGAGACCAAGTAATTCAAGCAGATAGATATTAAATCCACTTGTAAGTATGGCGTGATAGATAGCAATAGTTATGGTGCCTGCTATAGCTAGTGCACCAACTCTAGTAAGAAAACCAGTAATCAGTAACCAGCTACCTACTATTTCAGAAAATGCTGCTACATAAGATAGAGCAATTGGAAATGGTAAGTGTAATGGTTTTACAAAAGCTTCAGCAAAGTTTTCAATGTTCGCAAGCTTCTCATAACCGTGATGTATCAGCAACACACCTACGCACAATCTAATAACAAAAAGTCCAATAGATTTAAGTGGCAGGTTTGGAGGAGACAACAGCACGCGGCTTGCGAATGACAATAAATGCGTCATTGTTATATCTACGGGTGCCTTTTTCGGGAGCCCATTTAGTGCCAGCACCTTCAATCTCGTAAACTTGAGTTCCGCCAATGACGACCTCAAGTTCTTCTGAAGAAAAGCCCAGCTCCTGCAGTGCAGAAGCCAGACTACTCAGGAAATCTACTGTATTTTCCATCAACCGATTGCAGGTGCAGTCAGTGCGACAGGAGTGGACTCAGCAGTAGCGAGATCCAGTGGGAAGTTGTGTGCATTTCTTTCGTGCATCACTTCCATACCAAGACCGGCACGGTTAAGAATATCTGCCCATGTGTTCACCACATGACCTTCACTCGAATTAATGGATTGATTGAAGTTGAACCCATTGAGGTTAAAAGCCATGGTACTGACGCCGAGGGAGGTAAACCAGATACCGATAACTGGGAATGCTGCGAGGAAAAAATGCAGTGACCTAGAATTGTTAAAGCTAGCATATTGAAAAATTAGTCGTCCAAAGTATCCGTGAGCCGCAACGATATTGTAGGTCTCTTCCTCTTGACCAAACTTGTATCCATTGTTGTGGGATTCTTGCTCGGTAGTTTCCCTAATAAGCGAGGATGTGACGAGACTTCCATGCATAGCTGAGAAGAGAGCGCCACCAAATACACCAGCGACACCAAGCATATGGAACGGGTGCATGAGAATATTGTGTTCAGCTTGGAAAACGAGCATATAGTTAAATGTTCCACTGATACCTAGAGGCATAGCATCACTAAAAGATCCTTGTCCAAATGGGTACACAAGGAAGACTGCAGAAGCTGCAGCAACTGGAGCTGAGTAAGCAACAAAGATCCAGGGACGCATACCTAGTCGATAACTAAGCTCCCATTCTCGTCCCATGTAAGAGTAGATACCAATAAGGAAGTGGAACACAACGAGTTGGAAAGGTCCTCCGTTGTACAGCCATTCATCGAGGGTGGCTGCCTCCCAAATCGGATAGAAGTGCAGTCCAATAGCGTTACTGCTGGGTACGACTGCGCCTGAGATGATGTTGTTCCCGTAAAGGAGGGAACCTGCGACTGGTTCTCTGATTCCATCAATGTCTACTGGTGGTGCTGCAACGAATGCAGTGACAAAACAAATGGTTGCTGCAAGTAGTGTTGGGATCATAAGGATCCCGAACCAACCAACATACAACCGGTTATTAGTGCTGGTTACCCAGCGACAGAACTCATCCCAATTAGAACGAGACTGCTGTTGAATTAATGCGGTCATGTAAATTAAGTATGTTTAGAACCAACCCACCCACCACATCAATTACTTTTTCTTTGCAGTCTTAGCTGCACGCTTAAAGTTTTTAGCTGTTGGCGCACCTTTGGCACCAGGCTTTCTCATCTTTTCACCACTACCAGCAGCAATGCGCTTACGCTTAGCGTGGATGTTTGCATAAAGTCCAGGTTTAGCCATTACTTTTTCTTCATGTTTTTTGCAATTGCTGATGCCACTTTTGCAGGCATCTTAGGGTTCTTTGCTTTTAGCTTTGCTGCAGTGCTAGCAACTTTCTTTTTAGCTGCTGGCTTCTTTCCATAATGTCCAGGCATAATTAACATTTCCATTTACGAAGTGCCAATGCTTTACGGGTTGGCTTGCCGTTAGGTTTTTTCATAGGTCCTTTTACACCAGACATACGAGCGCAGAAGGATCGCTTACGCGGACCTCCTCCAGGCTGCGGTGCTTTTAGGTTAGAACCTGTCGCTCTGTTGTACTTACGACGACCCGCAGCAGTCAGACCACCGCTACGGGATTTATGTTTGCCCATTTTGAGGCTTACATTCTTAGACATTAGTAGTCGATATCAGAACGTGATAGTTTCTCGAACACATCATTACGGTAAGCAGGATCACGGTCATACCTAGGATCACTCATTGCTTGCACAACTTCCGCTTGACTACGGAACACGTCAGCAGGTTGATTAGGTGCACGACCAGTAACCATCTCACCGTCAAATCCAACTGCCTTCTCCATCTCTGACCGGAGACCAGATACAGCAAGACGAATGAGTCGTGCATTACCTGATTCCACCAAAGCATCAAAGGCTTCGATATCAGCTTGATCCAGGTTCTCACCAGACCATGCCATCAGTTGTTTGTAACCTTCTTCACCACCTGCTGTGTTCTGAATCTGATTCACCTCACCCTCAGTAAGGTCAGGTGACTCAGCTTGTGGCAGGTTTCCCTGCATCTCAATGTATGCGTTAACCAGATCTGTACTAGACATAGAGGTGAACTGTTCCATCACTTCAGGAGTCAGCTCACCTTTTTCTGCATACAACTGCGATGCTTCAGTAATCAGATCAATAGCAGGGTTTGATTCTACTTCTTCTTCGGGGGTTTCTTCTTGCTCCCGCAGCTCCTCATTTTCATTGGACTCTCCAAGTTTCTTTTGTAGTTCGATGTAAGCTTTCTCAAGCTCTTCTGCATCCTTAAACTTACCAGCATATGCAGCTTCTTGTTCCTTAGCAGCAGCCTCACCAATTGCTAGTGCTTCTTGTTCTGCTTCATTAAATTCAGGCTGATCAGCTGGAGTGGGATCATACGTCAGTGTGGCCATTAACTGTATTTACTTTAAGGTTTCCAAGTCCGACAGTAGTAACCATATTCTTCGGACGATTAGCACCAATCTTAGGTTTGGGTGCATACTTATTTTCAGGCTGGATAGGTTCTTCTACTGTCAGCTCTACCTTCTCATTGGGTGGTTGCTCCACCTTCCGGGTTCGGGTTCGCTTGCGCGACTCCTTGGGTGAATCCATCTATCATCTCCTGTGCTTGTGGATTTTTACTTGGATCCAACATCGGTGCTGATGCAAACTGACCAGCTTGCTTAATAAGCTGTTGCTGTGCAACTTGTTGCTGCTGTCTTTGCATCTCATTTTGGATGTCAGACATACTCTTGACTAGGTTCAACACATCAATACCTTGTGCAGTAGCCAGACGCTTGATGTATTCGTCAGGGTTAATGAACCTCTGAATAGCTTCTGGACCCATGGTCTGGGCAATGGTTGTAATGAACTGGATGAGTGATTCTCTATCTTGACCACGACCCAGTGCATTAACACCAGCCACGATCTGTGGCCGGACAATACCTTTAGGTAGTTTGGGTAGCTGACCACTGCGTTGCAGTACCATCAGCGTACGATCAAGATATGGTTTGAGGAACTCAACTGTTAGCAGGCTGAACAATCCAGCGAGTTGACTATCGAGTTCGAGTTGTGTGAGACGTACCTCCTCTGCAGTGGTGCGCTCAGACTGTCTGACATTTAGAACCATGAAAGCATCAAGGATGCGTTGACCCAGCTGGTTAGCCATGTCATATGCAGTCCTGAAGTCAGCAGTCTTACCAACCTGAACAACAGCAATATCATCAGGTCTACCCTGAATGATTGCACCGTTGCCAGCTTGCGCCAGAGTCTGTGGTTTAGTAGTGCTAGATGGTGAGACAAGGAACACAACCTTAGCGGCTGCTGCAGAGCCTTCTACGAGTGCCTGAGAGAGTGCTTCGAGGGATTTAAGATCTCCTAAAAACTCCTCTACTCTACCTCTACCGTAGGCTTCACCATCAAAATTATTAAATCTAAGAACCAGCCAAGGTGATGCATTCTTAGGCGATGTACCACGGCTATCAGGTAGCTGCTTATCTTCAGCCTCTTGATACCATGTCCAGCGTCCATTGCTCTTGTCTAGTTTGACGTGGGTGTATACCTCACAGTCGCCTTCATATGTGTTCGTTCCTGTCTTGGCATTCAGTCCACCTCCAGCGCTAACCTCATTAGGTTTATTTTCAGACGGTGTAGGAAGACCAAGTAGTTTACGACTAATAAGTTCCTTCGTGACAATCTCGATGACATTACCGTTGCCATCACGGTCCACTACATAACGATTAAGTGGGTAGTTCTTCAGACCATCTTTACCCATATAGATAAGAGAGTTACCACCTACAACGAGGTGCTTGATAGCCTGGTGAATTACAACACGATCGTTAGATGCATTGATAGAGTCCATGACCATCCTCTCCATCTTGGAGAATGACAGGTCAAGTTCACTACGAATCTGTGGATCTATCTCTTCACCTAGCTTGTCATCTCTGACTTGCAGTTTGAAGAAGCTAGTCTGTGGAGGTAGCAAAGCTAGCATCAACTTAGATGCTAATGTCACTGTTGCTTTGGCTCCAATACTTTGCCAAGGCGTAGTCAGCTTTTTATGCTGAGAATTATCGTCTTGACGTTTGATTAGGTAAGGCAGCGTTAGCTGCGAACATTCATGAGCGATGTCAAGGAACTGCTGACGTTCACTCTGTAGTTCGTTATATCGTAGCCTTGCCCTCATGAGTTCAATCCTCCCTCACTGCCACTAATGTTCAGTGTGCTGCGCAGAGAATTAGATGTAACTCTATTCTTTTGTGTAGCTGCTTTCTTCTGTGCACCTACTCGCAAGTCCGGCTGCGAGCCAACAGGCTGCGTCTGCTTAGGTGCAGGTGCAGGCTTCGGTGGTGGCGGTGGAGGTGCGGGTGCAGGTGGAAGCGGTGGTGGCGGTGGCGGTGGCTTAGGTGCCTTAGGTTGTAAAAAGCACATTATTCTTGCTCCATTTGTTGTTTGATCCACTCCACAACATGACGTTGACCAGCTCGATACATAATCTGTTCAATCGGCATGTCAGGAGTAGGGTTAACGGGTGGAAAAGTTTCTTCTAAAGACTCAAGTACCTGCTGTGAATGCAGGCCAACAGTCTCTAGAAGGTTAAGCATATTGTGGGAGGTTGACATTAGAATGCTCAAAGAATGCTGGCATCCGAGCAGACTTAGTGGCAGATAGTTCAGGTGCTTTACCTTCATACATCAGCCGGTCACTGGAATCCAACCAAAATTTTTTATTCAAATATTTATCGGTTGCTGTAGCGGACAGCGGTTGCATCACCCAGTTAATAGTTGCCTTGCGTAACTTATCCAGGGACTGAGAAGGAACGAGTCCAAGCTCAGCACACACAAGGCTATTAGTCGCCACATGTATCTGCTCATCTCTACTTATGTCCGCAGAGGTTGTACGCATTGCAGCGTCACCATTAAATCGAAAGAATGGGAGTAGTACGAAGAAAATTGCACGCTCGGCAACCATTGCTTTGAGTACCGTGTGATCTGGATGCGATACCCACGCCTTTCGTAGCGCCATCGCTTCCTTCTCAGCTTTTTCATCAACGCCGTAAGCATCGGCAATGAAACCGAGTGCCAGGTCGTGGTTCTCTTCATCCCGTACATTGTGGATGAGTATCTCTCTTGAGACTTCTGGTATGTCAGTGGATAGAGCATCGGTAATAAAATCTCCGACAGGTAATTCCATATGTCTTAATGCAAGAGCGCGATAGATAGCTTCCTCCGCACCTTCCTTGCAGACACCAGCTGTAGGTTTAACTGGCGTCCATTTGCGCTTACGCGCCATTAGTTTTTGATAAGGGTTCATTCTGCACAGTCACATTGTGGTTCTTTCTCAGGTTCCAGGAGACTGCTCAAGTAATCATCGACTTCGTTTTCATTCAAAGCAGCATAAGCATTTGATTTATCTTGAACATCACCCATCACCTGCAAGCTGTAATACAGCGATGTTTGTGGAGACCGGAGCCACTCTTCGATGAACTCGTTATCCATGACAGCCATGTCAGACCACCAATTAAACGAGTAACCGTGTAGAAGTCCACTGCGTTGGTAGAGTTCCATAATGCCGTCAGCGACAGCTTTATAGTTTTCCCAACCAACTTCACTAGCGATTTCAACATCGCCATAGTCATATGTCTGGACACCAAAGGTGCCAGAGTCACGGTCAACAGTCCGTGCAATAGGTGGTGCAATCTCCGGCGTGCAGGTGTAGCCGTCAGAGTCCTTTGAGCGGTAGCTACAAGACGCTGTAGGAGCAATTGCAAAGGCTCGCACCATGTTATTACGGCGAGCAATACCAGCAGCGTCCTGGATGCCTTGGTTGATCTTCTTTACCAGGGTGTAAGCAACAGTAGCTTTTTCTACTCCTGCCAAGAACTGCTTAAGTGCTCTTCCAAACTGTTCGTAGGTAACACTGTACTTTCGCAAGAGGTTTGCGAGACCTAACACTCCAAGTCCAACCTGTCGATCTTTTTCTGAAGATAGGTATTCTCCAGTCTCTCCAACACCTGTCCTTGAATGGAGTTCACAAAGTTCCGACATCCCTTGCATGAAAGCAGCAGGGATTTCGTCGAATGCAGTTGCTCCAAGATTCACGTGCGTCAAAAGACAGGTACCTCGGCTGGGCAGATACACTTCAAGGCAGACATTACCTCTAATCCTTTTTCTTTCATTGTCATACCTCACTTTGTTTAGCCAAATGTCACCGGCACGAATGCCTTTGAATAGTTTCTGGCGGGTGATGATGTCCATATCTTCCCACCATTCTGATGTAATGTTGACACACCGCTTGACCCAGGGTAGCTCCTCTCGTGGAGTTGTGATGAACTCATCAATGTCCGGGTGCGACGCGTCAAGGTGAAGCACTATCGCACCGTTCTTGTATCGCCCACCTCTACGCAGGATCTGATTCAAAGTAGAATAGATCTTCCCAAACGAGACAGGACCAGAGGCAAGTAACCCTTTGCCATTATCATCTCCTTTGGGTCGGAGTTTTGAGAGGTGAATGGCACAGCCTGCACCGTTGCGCAAGGCGTGGGACGCGAACCTCCACGACGCTTCAATACCATCTGGACCCTCCATTGAGTCAGAAACTACAAAGACCGTGCACGACACGGGTAGGCGTCCATAGGGTTCATCCATCCAGGATTGAACGCGTCCAGTTCTAGAAATTAGTTCTCTCATTCGACCAAGTCTTTCAAATTAGGTGGTTGATAGTTCGGTCCTTTCAAGACCTTTCCATCCCTGCGGCGGATGGGTGTTCCGTCTAAGCCAAGCTTCGACATGTTTGATTTATGAACACGATCCATGGCTTCCTCAAGATCCCATTCCATGTTCTCTGCATATTGGAAGCAGACATATACAAGGTCCGCTAGTTCTTTTAGTTCTTGCTCGTAACCTTCATTACCTCGTGCATAACAAAGTTCGCTGTACTCTTCAGCGATCAAATCCAGTTGCATAGTCCGGTTCTCCGAACTGTTCTGGATCCCATAAGCTGAGCGGAATTGTATTGCTTGGTCGCTCAGGCTCATCTTCTGTTGGTGTGTGTGATAGTTCATTCTCAAGGTAGTGGATAGCCTTTTTAAGGTCCTCAATCTCTGTGTGAGGACTTTTGTAACCGGCTCTGCAAATATATTTAATAGCATTGCCGCGGAAATAATTTAGTCCTTGGTCTCTGATGAAGTCCCAGACTTCTATTGACCCTCGGGTGTAGTGGGATGGATTGTCCATGCTTCTAGTAGCTGACCAATATTGTTGGTCAAGATAAAGTTAGTCTTTTGTAAGTCTATGAACAAAGGGATGATGTCTTCTTTTGTAGTCACATCACGTTCAAGCAAGTCAATAATACGTCGGAGCTTGAACTCTTGTTCCATTGTAATTTTAGTCGTAGGCATCGGCGGGAGACCATAAGATAGGTCCATTGTTGTAGTCCTCAGCAGTTAAGATCTTTGCAAGCCTTGCATTTTTCAAAGCATCTTCCTCTGTGAGACCTTTTTGAATGAATGCGTCTAAAACAGTATTCCAAGTGTATCCGTTTTCGCCAAAAAATTTTGCGCTAGTTTTTACACCGAATCCTGGTGCACCGCTATATCCGTCAGTCTGGTCACCTGATAGCGTTTGAATCAGGAACCACTGCCAGCCGTCCTGTTTGGTGATTGTGAACATTTCGTCCATGTTGAACAGTCGACCAGGGATTTGTTTCATGTCTTTATCTGGAGAGCAGATGACGCAGTCATCATTCGATGTTGCGTAGACACCCATAGAATCATCAGCTTCTAGCTCAGGCATGATGATGACTTTATAATCATTATATAGGTGGTTAATTACACGTTTATATCCACAGGGTTTCTTGCGGTTGCGGTGACCCTTATAGGCTGGGTCTACACGCTTTCTAAAGTTAATAGAGTCACTGAAGAACAGAATAACTTCGGCATCAAAGAAGCCTGATTGAACTCGTTTGATGTCCCTGATAGCGTTGGCATATGCCTCACTAAACTTAGAACCTACAACGATTACATCATTGCCATAGTCGATGTCATACTCTGCTGCAGCACAGCTCTTATAAACAATATAGTCAGCGTCTATTAGTAATTTCATTAATGGGTTTCACTCCAGTTGTCTCCTGTGGTTGCCTCTGCGTCGATACGGCAGCGGATGTTGTAATACTCTCCAGCTTCTGTAGCACTGAGTACCAAGGATGAACATAAGTCTTTTGCATGATTTGGATCTACCTCGAACTGCAATTCATCATGCACAAATGCAAGTTGATGGCAGCACAGGTTTAGTTCTTTAATGTGACTATTATTAATGACCATCCACCGCTTCGCGACGCAGCCCGCTCCCGACTGGAGCAGGTAGTTCAGCGATTTATGCGGTGAATCCAGGTCAATTTTTCTACCATCGATAGATTTGATGTACCCTCTCTCTGCAGCCGCTTTAGTTGCATCGAGGAGATCACCGAGTCCATCAATCGCCTCAACATATGCGGCGCGAATCTCTTTTCCTTTCTTCTTCGCTTTCGCGGAAGATAGCTGTTTGTCATAACTGTGTCCGATCTTTTCGTCACCAGCGCCATACAAAAAAGCATATGAAATTTTCTTAATTTGTGACCTTGTGACGCCTACCTTATCGGCGTTGACTTGATGGATGTCTCCGTTGAGGAGGATTTCGGCGTATCGACCTCCGTCCCACCTCGCCAAATAATGAGAGAGCATCCGAAGCTCAATGCCAGATAAATCAGCGCCAACCATGGATAAACCTGGCGACGGTATGAATAACTTTCTGAATCTCTCATCTGATGGTACTTGTGCGAGGTTCGGGTTTCTGTGAGCGCAGCGGTGTGTATTCGTTGCAACGCTGCAGTGATGATGTAGCCGGTCATTCGTACATAGCTTCAGCCAAGCGTTCGTGCCGTTCGACAGGAGACCAAGCATTTTGGTTACCGTCAAACATCTCGCAAACATCGTAGAAATCTCTGATCCAATCTCGGTCAGAATAACTTCGTCGACGACTGGCTTCCCAGTAGCTGTCATCTGGGTCGGACTCCAGCCATAAAATGTTGTTAATATCCATGAGATATGATCCCGTGATGTGCAATTAAGATCTTTTAGTCGAGTAAAGGGTGCACCCTCCGCATATCCTTGCGTGCGGTTATTTCGTTTCGGAGTGAATTCTGCTCCTGCAACGTAAGGGTGTCTCCGTCGTAGTGCTTCTTCAATCTCTCGAAGCTCTTGTGAGAGAGCAGATGTAAGTTGCCATGCAGCAGCCTCATTAAATCTCCATCCATGAATCTCCTGTTCAGTAAGTATTTGTTGTACCTGGTGCTCTAACGAGATCCACTCAGGTAGGGTTTGAAGTGGTTCCAAAGTTTGGTGGTAACGTGAACATCTTGTATGCAATAATCTTCCATTTCTTGGCTCCAACTTTGCCAATCAGTGTCTTTGCCGAATGAACCTTTAAATTCACCTAGTCTGTACCCGTATGATTCAAGTGAGTGTCTGCCATATAGTTTCAATGGCATATGTTTCCAATTATGTTTCTTGTCTAGCTTCATCATATCGGAGTGATAAAGGCGAGACAGTAAAAGAGTGTCAACGACAATCCCAGGAAAAGTAAACCAAGGGTATAACTTTCGAAGAACAGGAATGTCATAGCCAAGGACGTTGTGACCAATGATGCAATCAGCATCCGCAAGTCGTTGTATCCCACGTACGACAGGTTCTTCATTACCCGTGTCGTTATATGAGATAGTCTCTTTTGTATCGAGATCATAAATAGCAATGCAGTGGATGGTAGAAACATCTTTCAGTAGTCCATCAGTTTCAAGGTCAAAGATCAGGCTCACTTCTGTTTCCATACGTATGTCTTATCCACGAATTGAGCACGTTTAATTGCCTCTTCCGTAGGTGGGTTCGGTCGAGTGAGTTTCTCTTCAAAAGAGTCGTAATCAAAAATCTGTTGTCGGGTCGAATTCCTTTTCACCTTCTGTTTCCTCAAATTTGCAGTTCTCTAAGTTATACGTGAGTGTACAAGCTATACCAGTTTCGCCAGAATAACGATTTTTAAGCACTCTAACAGTCGTAATACCTCCAGCTTTTCCGGATTGCTGATCTCTCTCCAATCCAATGACCGAGTCGCTGAGTTGAGCGATTGCAGCAGATCCGCGCAATTGTCCGAGAGTGACTCTTGCTCCTTCTTCATGATTTTTATCTCCAATAGATCGCCTCAGGTGTGAGACGAGAAATAATGAAATGCCAGTACGCTCCACCAGTGACCGTAACTTAGTCATGGTGGTATCAATCATCCGTCGTTCGTCTCCGTCCAATCCACTGAGGAGGATGGAGAGGTGGTCGAGGAAGATGATCTTGCAGTCGAGACCCGATGCCAGATACTCAATGCGATTATAGATAACATCAGGGTCATAGGAGCCGAAACCATCAAACAAATAGAGGCTCCAATTAGCCAACGTTTTATCAAACGCAGACGAGAGTTCTTCATGGGTATGTTCTCCGAGATGCAGTGATTTACCTACTGCAGCTGACATCAATCCAAGAGCGGTTCGACGATTGGACTCTTCGAGAGCCAAGTAACCAACCCGTTCTCCTTTTTGTAGTAACTGAGTTGCAATGTCCCGACAGAAGCTGGATTTGCCAATGCCACTGCCAGCAGTGATTGTTGTAAGTTCTCCGTATCGAATACCGTGTAGTTTGACGTTAAGTCCTGGAAAGGGATAGTCATGATCCGATGGTGTTTGTGGTGTAGTAACTAATTCAAGTAGACTCTTGCCTTCGACAATGCCATCAGGTCGATATAACTGTTTCGCCCAGAATGCATCATCAATTGCCTTACGATCGTTCGCTTGCCATGCGTCTGAGAGGTCCTTGTAAGCCTCTAGACGGGCGATGAAAACCTTGCCAGGAGGTAACACACCAGCAGCAGCTTTTGCAGCCTCCTGACCGGGTTCATCATTATCAAACCAAAGAACGATTTCTTCGTATCCTTGCAAGAATTCGAAGTTCTTTTGTACTGATTTCTTTGCTCCTGCTGCTCCTGTCGGGAGTGACACAACGTCCCATCCCGGCATGTACTCATAATACGTTGCAGCATCAAGCTCTCCTTCAGTAATGATAATTCGCTTACCGTAACCTTTCCATAGGTGTTGACCAAAGAAAGATCCGTCCGACTCGCCTTCGTAGGAGAAGTCCTTACTAGCTGTGCGAATCTTTGCGCCGATAGGCAAGCCATTGGCATTATGATAATAGAATCTTAGTTTGTCTCCATCCCTGTAAATCTTATACTTCTCACAGGTCTTTTCGGAGATATTACGTTTGTGCAGCCGTCCGGCTGACCCTTTGTAACTCATCCTCAAATGATGATTGTGAACAACAACAGGTTGTTCGTCTTCAGTTGTATAGGTATGACACACGAAACAGTATGTGTGGTCCGAGTAGATAGCTTTACCATCAGACGAGCCACACACTGAACATGCGTCGTGTCTTATGAATTCAGACGAGCCATTCAACTGGGATTGTTGTGAAGCTTGTCCATGGTATATCATGTTTATCGCACCATTGTGCGTATGTAGTTTTAGATTTTTTCGAGATTTTATTGTAAGGAGTTTGGAAGACCATACGAATATCAAGCTCAGGATTCTGTTGCTTTACAGCTTTTATCTTGCGCCTGTCCTCTGCGTCCCAGTAGCCTTTACATTCTAGAAATATACCATTCGGCAATAAGAAGTCAGGTGTGTAGCTGTGTTGAATCTGGTACGGGACCTTTGTTGATTCATACTCATACTTCACACCCAAGTCAATCATAAGATCAGCGACTTTTTCTTCAAGTCCTGATCTGAATGCCATTACCAAATACCAGGAATAATCTGTCCTGTCAATGCATATGCACCAAGTGCAGCGATGACACCCAGCATTGCCAGGCGTCCGTTCAAGCGTTCTGCACGCTCATTGTGAGTCTCATGTACTTCCATAATTTCCATTGGTGGTTCTTTTGCAAATAGGTTTTGGCGTCCGCCATCTTCAGTTGTGACTGTCATCAAAAGTCAATCCCGTCTTCATCAGGCTTGACCGTGACGTTAGGTTCGCTGGCTTTGAACCCTTGCGTCTTACCAAAGAGAGCAGCTACGTTCTCAGTGCTCATGTCTCCTGTGTCAACTCCTGCTTCAGAGTTGAGAGAGACAATCTGCACACCAACGCATTTAAGCGAAGTACCATAAGTAACACCATCCTTAAGAATGTATGGCTTCTGATAGAACGCGACCTTGACCTTTGATCCAGAATATAGAGGTGTTGATTCGTCTGTAATTGGAGTTCCTTCAGTGTCAACCACAGGTGGCTTGTTGTCTTCATTCCATGAGAACTTGACCTTGTATGCTCCATCAGCTACCTCCTCCCATGGTTCAGGCTTCAGCACAGAACGCTTGGGATTTTTAAGTTTACTCTCGCACCACTTAAGTGTTTCGATGCGGTCTTCTTCAAGTTGATCGACCATATCCTGATCGACAACAGTTGCAAGTGAATAGCCAAACTTGCTTGGCTTCAATACTGCCTGGAATCCTTCAAGGACAACAGGCTCTTTGGTGACAATAGTGTTTCGTGCCATTAAATATACGTTAGTGGATCAGTAGGACAGGATCATTTGATTGGGATCAACAAAAGCCACGAATGACTTTCGATGCCGTGGTTGAATCTTGTCCAGTTTCTGTACGATTTCAGTGATGCCTCGGTAGTTGTCAGTGTCGAGCAACACCAAGGCAGCGGCTGCGATTGTGTTCAGTGCATTCTGTGCATCCTTGGTCAGCACTTGGAACTGAGACGGACCACACCAGCTGTTGTGCTTGTGTCGAAACTCTTGCTTGACACGTTGGACTTCGTCGAAGACCTCAGCCGGAAGACGGTTGTAGAAAAGATCGTTGATCATTTCACCCATACGCTTGGTCCGGTCGATGTATCCAAGATCCAAAAGCTTTTGCTTCACAGCATTGATAGGAGTTGCTTTCTCGTGGGTTGGTTGCAGCTTGATCCATTCCGACATGGATTCAGCAGGTGCATAACCAACACCGCAGGCTTCCTTGACCATGGTGTCGAAGCCAACAGCGCCAACCTTGATGACAAGCTCAGTTGCTCGTTCACGAATGGCCGCCGATGTGCTCTTCATCTCATGAAGGAACCACTGGTAACCAATGAGCGGAGAGAGTAGGTGTGCTTTGGAGTAACCACCCTGTCCACGCTCAACAAATGCTGTGGCCTGAGCGGTGCCTTTGTCCTGTGGAAAACCTTGAGATCCATTGGCACCACTGGAAAAAGCAGCGGTGCGCATCCACTTGCTAAAACGCTCGGTGGCCTTATTGCCACGTGTCGCCAGGCAGAGCTGGCTCTTGCTGACATACGCATGACCGTTCAGTTCATACGCTTTAATTCCGTCGAGTCCAGGGATGGTGAACTCGGATGCAATTTGAAAGTTCATTAACAGAAAAAATATGTAGATTCAATCACCGACTCTGGTTTCAGATCATCGATAATCGGCGGTTTAGTTTCAGCACCTATTTGTTCAGCCCACTCTTCCAAGTAGGAACGTTCAGCGAAGAGGTGCATGTATACCTCGCGAACGATGGATGATAAAGAAGACATGTCAGTAGCACGACATAGAACCGAATCATGTATGAGGGATATCGGAGCGTCGAAGCGTAGTGCAGATAGGTGGAGTAAGGATGCATCAAGCGAGTGAATTAAGTTCGGAGCAGTAGCGTTCTTGTGATGGTTCATATCCACCTTGTCGCTATCTTTTGTTGCAACTCGAATATCTACACGACCAAGTAACTGAAGAGTTACACGCTCAAATAGTTTCTTGTTCAACTTCTGTGTGACAACAAAGCCTGATGGTGTTACCCACTCAAGCTCTGTTGCTCCTCTCTTGATTGCTTTACTTACCTCACTCTCTATCCATTTCATGGCAGCCATAGGACCAGGTACAACCCGATCCATGGCGTCTCTGACAGCCTTCACAGTTGCAGTTAAGTCATCCTTATCAACCTCTACACCCTTCTCCTTTAGTGCATCACGAATGTATCCACGATTGGAGTGAGGTTTAGCGTTATAAGGAACAGTCATTACGACTCGTTTAACTGTTTTCCTGTCCATGTATGGTTGTATACATTTGGGTACATCTGGACAGGCAGATTCTGCAACGACGGCATAGGCGTCCTGTGGCCGACTGGACGGCAGGACATTGACGAGTCTCGCAGTGCTTGCGTCACGGCAGAGTCCGGCAAGGATTTGTAACCCTGAGCAGGTAGCGTCAACCGCAATTGGCAGGCTAGTAAAAGTTCGATCACAGGTAAGTACACAGTGGTGGTATTCATCACACGCAGCAAGAAATTGCCACGGTTCTTCTACACCTTCCCAAAGATGTAGGTTTCCAATAGGATCTAGTGCGACAGCAGATATCACCTCATCGTTCTCAGCTACCCATTGCATACGTTCATGCATAGGTGCTTTATCTAGACCATAGCTAGTAGCTACTTGGAAAGCTAACCATTCTTCAGCTTCAGGTGTCATGTATGCCTCTTCACTGAACTTCAATAATGACTTACCGAAGTCAGTATCTTGAGGAGTTAAGAAAGCAGGGATTGGATAAGCTCTTCCGCGATAGTCAAAAGACCAAGGAATGAAGAACTCTTTCTTATCCTTGAATAACTTAGCTGCTTCCATCGTCATGCGTGTTCGACATGACTTCTTAAATGATGCAGCGTTGAGGTTCATTACCTCTGCTGCTCTCCTCCTGTAGTCTTTGCGTGATTCTTTGTTGTCCGCAATATCTACAGGCTTAGGTGGTAGTGGATATTCCACAATAGGGATGAACTTACCAACCTCATATCCACGCTCAAACAGTTGCTCAGCAACCATTAGTGTGAACGGATTGATAGAGTAACCTACCTTCTGAATCTTGTTAAGAAACTGGTAAGGTGTTTCTCCCTGTATACGTCCCGCATTGCCACGGCGTACCATGTCGTGACCACGCATCACCTCATTCAATAAGTAACCACCTTGCCTACCCTCTGACCAATCATTTGGTTCAATCAGCATTGGATAAGCAATTGGACTAAACAGCTCAGCTGTTGCCATCACCTCGTCCTTGATAACCATGAACTCAGGCGTTGGTACAACAAAGTTGTCTGTCTTCCTTCCGTCCCTGACTAACTCTTTCATGAACCAGCCGCTCGACTCCATGATGCAATCAAGCAGCCAAGCACCAAGCTTCACGCGATTAGGTCTTTGCCATGTTGTCCACTGAGGTACATCATAGCGCTGAATAAGCGTACGAACGATGACAAACTTCTGGTGTGTGCCAGTGGTGTTGTGCCAATAGTTCTTTTTGATTGTCTCTAGCAAACCAGGACAGTTCTTTTCATAAAACTGCATCTGTGCCTCTTGCTCGACAGCCGTGCCGATTGCATCGCATAAGTTGACAAGTTGGTTGGATTTATCTCTGTAGCCAAACACCTTGTCAAAGGTGATCTTCAATGCAATAGCAGCATACGCTCCTGGATCAATGGGATCTAGAAACTGATGGATCTCTTTGAATGCAACTCCATTCTTTCGTTCTCGGATTCGATGGTTGGTGTTTTCAATACGCTTGGTAACAAGAGGCAGAAGAGTAGAAATACTGCTGCACCCATATACGCTAGCGGATGCATAAGATTTATCTTCGAGATCTCTTGTGTTCTTGCGTAGACGCTCAAGTCCGAGTCGGATTGCATCTCTTTCAAATTGAACTTGTTCATGTATTTGTGCAGGTGTTGGCAATAAGAATTCCTCGCTAGAACCGGTTATTAGAACTATACGTTAGCGAACAGGTTGGTATGACTGACGTGGAAGGTATTTATCCTCCTGGTATACGTCAGCGTTCAGATTTCTCGCATGAACCTGAAACTAGCGCGTCTACCAATTCCGCCACATCCGCGTGTGGATTCCAGCGATGAGACTCGCTTGGAATACGGCTTGTCGCCGACCAGAAAAGGTTATCACGCCTACCGTTAGTCGCGCTCAGATAGCAGCCATCGCGTCCGTGAGTGCTGCATCTGTAGCCTTTGCATATCGTAATGTTGTTTCGATACGCTTGTGTCCGCACAGAGCCATGATGTTTCTGATTGGGACGCCAGCCTCAGCGAGCCATGTCGCGTAACTGTGTCGTAGTGTGTGAAAGACATAAGAATCCTCCTTTGGAATAAGACGGTTGACTTTCTTAAACGCACGCAATAACTGATCCTTATTGCGCCATTCATCGCCGAATAATTGAACATCAGACCGCGATGATTGTGAACAACGAGATGTAACTAGGTCCATGATTTTTCTATGGATCGGTATAGCTCGCCAGTTCTTAGCCTTTGTTGTTTGAGTGGGTACACCACCGACATGGATCTTGTTAGCTACAAGGTCAATGTCTTTAGCCCTGATCTTTAAGATCTCACCCTCCCTCATGCCTGTGTAGGCACCAAACAGGATGATGTCCCTGAGATCCTCACGCATGAATACATCTGTGGACAGGAGACACATTTTGTCTACCTCATCCTTGGTGTACCAGAGCACACGTCCCTCTGATTCTTTGCGTCTACGGAACTTTGGTGCATGGTCAATGAGTCCATCGAAGGCACAATGATTGAGCACAGTCGAGACTGCCGAGACAACTCGGTTAATAGTTGCGTCACTCTTACCCTCGTCTTCCAGTTCGATACAAACTTGGGAGATGATTGGCTGAGTGATCTTCCGTACAGGGAAGGAAGAACCTCGCAATCTGGTGAAGTGATTGCAATTGATGGCTGAGGTTTTAGCTCCATTGCCATGCCTCCATGAGTGTCGTGTTTGGAATGTGTAATCCATGGCTTGTTGCCATGTTCTGATCTCATCCATAGATGGTGGATTTAATGAGGTGGACAAGTTGCTCACCTTTAGGTGTCAGCTTGCACATGTGTCTGCGTGCATTGCCTGGGTCTGTATACCTCTCGATGAGACCGAGTCCAGGTGTTTTAACACCCTTGCGACCGTATCCCTTGTGAAGGAGAGCAATCATCCGTGAGCATGACGCAGTAGTCAGGTCCTGATCCTCTTCTATCGCTTGTTTATGGCACGGGTTGTGTGAGGCGACATATAGAAGGACAGTCACTGCCTGTGCAGGTATTTCCCTGTGCATGAGGCGCAAGGTTTCCCAACCAGTGAGCAGGAGGTTCAGCCTGCTATCTGTCTCCAGTCTTTTGAGTGGATCCATAACTCAGGCTGATTTCCAATATTAGTATACCACAGTGGACATGTAGTGTGCGTTTATACCACCAGACATCATAATGCCTGCAGTCATTCAAACCAAAATAGAAGGTCATAAGGGAAGCACTTCTGTTGGTAAAAAATATCCATTGGATGGTTAGTTGGCACGCATGTTGTTCGTATGTAAATACATTTCTACAGCTTCAGCAATACATTGAATTACTGTCTTGTTATTTGAAGCTGCGAATACCTTGAGCTTCATGTGAATCTCATCACGCAGCGTGCAGGTAACTCGCTTCATTGCCCAGCCAAGAACCAATCAAATCTAACGTGATGCCTTCATTATCGTGGACATCAAATGTAAATACATTTAGCTGATCATCTTCTCCATGTGCTAAGAAATACGAGAATTCCTCACACGTCAGTTGTTCAATCTCCATCTGTGTCATCTTTGAGCTTAATAAGGTGTACGGATTCGTGGTTCACTACGGTGACTTCATGCTCACCATCGAGCACGTAATTAAGTAGGCGTTTCTGCGCAGCATGAGCACGCTGATACACATGCTCAGTAACTTCTCCTGTGTCCTTGCGCTGCGCTCGGATGATGCACTCAATTGATGCAGGCATCTCCCACTGACACAAGCGCCATGCATAAAACTCCTCGAAAGTTATAGGCTCGAAAGCCTCATCAGGTGCTGCTGCAATGGCATCAAAATTATTTGGGTAATACTTACCACTCATCACACATCCTCACATCCGTTAGTGTACAATTACGTTGGCTGGATAGCTCCAGTGCTTGCCATGCGGCACGTTGAACATCAGGAGCTAGAACATACTCAACACGTACATTCCCAACGTCATCTTTCATTCTGACTTCATATTCTTCATACCTTTGTTTGCCGAGCAATGCCATACTTTCGCTTGAATAATTGTTGATTTAGGTGTCCCTGTGGTGATGATTGTGAACACTAATTGATACGTGTCCATGATTTATCGCTGTTTGCATTGTATACATATCCATCATTATCTTCCTTGAATATACACTCCCACCTACCAATAGGCAGGCTACATTGTGCACCAAGCAATGATGTATTGTAGACGTACAATATGCGATGGTAACTGTCTGCGTCCTTGAAGCAGTATTTCATCGTTTAGTTAAAAGTTGGCTCGCCATTGAGTTGACGAGGAGCACAATCACGAGGTGGTCGTCCATACTTAAACCGCAGATAATCCTCAGGTGTAAGTTGTTTTTTAAGCTGCTCTTCTTTGTGTTTGATGAGACTAGCAGTCCAGGGTTGAATCATTTAAAAGGTCCGAATTGTTTGTAGTAACGTGAGCTGATACGATTCGCACGCTGATAGATGACAGCCGTGCTAAATAATCCAATCATCCCTAAAATTGCAAGGATGATTGTTGATTCATTCCATAACATAATCAAACCTCACGGTAATCAACATAAGCGTGCGGATAACGCACCTCTGAGTAGTACTCATACGCCTTAATCATTGCGTCCCTGTCGTTGACAAAGTATCCCAATGATTGTTCTTCTCCGTCATCAAGTAGACGGTAAACGTGATAGGTGATTGTCATCATCAAACCTCAGTAATACGAGCAGCTTCAATCTCAAGGTAAGCCCAACAAGCCCACTCTTTGTATTGTTGAACAGTGTCGAATTGACGATCGATCATCACATCATGCATTGTGTATCCGATGTCATCAAGCAGGTTCTCGATCTCGTCCTCGTACTTGTTGAACATGTCATACAAGTCAGATGAGTAGGTAAATCCATGCACACCAGTGTCTGCACCGTTTCGTGCAATGTCCTTGAGTTCATCGATGTCGAACTCCTCACCAAGAATGGTGTGTGTTTGTTGTGTAAGTGTTGTCATGTGAAAGAAAGAAGGTGGACAATTTGTACACTTAGGTACAAGTGCTGGCGAGGGAATCGCACCCTCGCACCGAGCTATGACTCAGACAGCAACAACTTCGGAGTAGTGACCAGTACGAGCACACTTGCTATCGACAAACAAAAGTGCATCGTTGATCCAACGACCCAGACTGATGTTGTCGTTGATGATGAGATTGATGAGAGCACGACGGCTCACACCCTCATATTGATAAACACTACCGTTCTTGTAGAACACAGTTGCAGTTGCATTAGCAACGTTGGCAACGATGCGATCAGCACAGTCGGAGTAACCGTGACGGACAACTTGGTTGGTAAAGAATTTGTTGAACATAAAAAGTGGAAAAGTGTAAACAACTTGCGTCCTTGGTGACGCAATACCTATGTGTACAAGTCGAAGTACAATCACAGCGGGCTGTGCATAGGTTGCCATGA